GCCCCCGCCTGAATTGGCGGCGATGATTGCGCGAGTCGAAGACACGTGGGAGCGGCCCGACGGTGAGGAGCTAGTTCAGGCCTTGGACCAGGCCAAGTGTGTTAGGCAACTCTCATGCGGGTTTTATTACCGGTGGAAGTGGCCACGCGGGGAGCCCGTAGAGTTGCAAAAGAAGTGGCTGGCAGCGCGCAAGGCTTTCTACGGCGAGTTGCGCATTAAGCTGAAAACCTCGGGCGAGCACGCCGATTCAACTAAGCTACTGGAGAACGCCGCGGCTAGGTACTACGCCAAGTACGAGGGCGACTTACCAGTATGGCGCTCGAAGTATTGGCCCGCGTGGGCTGAGATTCGCGATGCGTGCCAGCCTGAAACCGAGACGGTGTGGTGCTCGGATTACTTAGTTGAATACGCGGCAGACTGGGCTGAGAAAAACAAAGGCCTAGTCTGGTACGAATTCGGCGCGTTGGGCGAGCGGCTCAAGAAATACATGCCAGTGTTCGGCGCGGGAGCTGAAGAGGTGCTGGACGAAAAGGGAGACCGAACCGTGGCAGCGAGCATCAAGGCCCACGGCACAGGCAAAAACTTGCAACACGCTTTCAGTCGTGCTGTGGTGCTCGTGCCCCCGTCCGACGGGGCGACTTGGGAGCAACTGCTAGGGCGCTTGCACCGCCAGGGACAGAAAGCTGACGAGGTATGGTTCGACATCATGGCCAACACCGAGCCATTCAAGAAATCGGTGGCGACGGCACAGAAGCGAGGGGACTACATGAGCGATACTTTGAATCAGGAGCAAAAACTCTTGATTGCCACTTGGGTTTGATGTATACTAACTAGACCGGGCTTGGGGCCTGGTACTTGAAAATACTTGAAAGAAAGCTAGGGGAATACATGACACTCTCAATATTCAAAAACAACAAACAAATACCTGTATCAAAACCCTGGACCAAGCGAGAGGCAACGTCCAACTATACCAAGACGCCCCGCATCAGCGAGCTTAAAGGCAATTACATCGCTGAATTCACGGGCGTAGAAATCAAGTCGAACTCGAAAGACGGTACGGATTACGCCGAATTCCGCTTGAAAGTGGTGGACCCTCTCAAGAGCGAAATCGCAGTTGGCGCCGAGGGCGTTTATACACTCGACTTGCTGGGCAAGCTCAACATCACGACCGAGAAAGTTGGCATTGCCAACGCTCGCATTCGCGGGCTCATCGCAGCGCTCTATGGCTTGGACGTCGCAAACGATGGTACTCAGATGCTTCAAGCCCTTCAAGAAATCCTCCCAGAGGTAGAAGAGTATACTGAAGATAGCGAGTGGGAAGGGAACAAGATTACCCGTCTCAAGTACCGCGTCATCGCGCCAGCTAAAAACGACTTGACAGGCGTTAGGGTGAAGGTTTCTTCATATGACAAGAAAATAGAAGCAAAGGGCGACGTGCCCGCGAAGACCTCTTCCAGGGTTTTCTTTGAGACCGTAGCAGAATAGTCTAGTCGTGTAAAAGAAAGGTGGGGGCCTTGGAAATCATCGCATTCGACTGTGAAACGCACCGGATTAAACCGGGGATGTTAGCGCCTAAGATGGTGCTGGCGTCTTTCTCGACCGACGGCATCAACGCCGAGGTGTTACTCAGAGAGGCGGCGGTTTCCAAGCTCTCCTCCTACCTTGACTCCGACGAGAATATATTCGTTGGAGCAAACACGGCCTACGACTTCGGCGTATTCCTAGCGGAAGCGCCGGAGTTGTTAGGGCGTATTTTCAACGCGTATGAGCAAGGCCGCGTCTATGACGTGCAGATTCAGACGGCGCTACACGCGGTAGCGCTGGGACGCTTAGGCGCGGACATTAACACTGGCAAGCCCATGCGCGGGCGTTATTCGCTCGAGGCGTGTGTCAAGCAATGGCTCGGCCGCACTGACGCGAAAGAAAACGATGAGTACCGTCTGAGGTTTCACGAGCTAGACGGATTGCCGCTGGAGCAATACCCCGCGAACGCGATTCAATACGCCAAAGACGATGCGATTAACACGTGGCAAGTCTTCGAAGCCCAGCGCCAGCGGGGGCTGAACACTGGCGAGGTGCTTGGCAAGGGCATCACGCACGGGGCTTTCCAAGCGAGAGCCGCATGGGCTTTGCACCTCGCCTCAGTGTGGGGGGTCAAGAAAGACTTTGCCCGAATCGATGAGATGTCACAGCGCTTAGAGCGCGAGTGGTACGACGTTCAAGAGAAATTCAAAGAGGCGGGCATACTCAGAGCCGACGGCTCGGAGAATCAAACCGAGCTACGCAAGCTGGTAGACTTGGCATATCAAGGCAAGGCACCGAAGACGGCGACGAATCGCACGCAAGCCACGCGAGAGGTGCTCGAGAATTCGGGCGACGCACTGCTAGAGTCCTACGCGGAGGCAGGAGCATCCGAGAAAATACTCAGCACGTATTTGCCAGCCTTGAAGTCTCCCGAGCGGCGCTACGCGGCCAGGGCTAACATTCTTTTGGAAACGGGTCGCACGTCTTACGAGGGGCTGATTCAGACGATGCCACGCAAGGGCGGGGTGCGCGAGTGCTTCGTGGCGACGCCGGGGTATTTGATGTGTAGCGTAGACTACGCGGCGTTGGAGCTTGCCACGCTGGCGCAGGTAGCGCTGTGGACGGTAGGCTCATCTGAGATGGCCAAGGCGATTAACGCTGGCAGGGACCTACACTCAGACCTCGCCGCGCAAATGCTTAACCTTAGCTACGACGACTTCCGAGCGAAGCTGAAAGCGGGCGAGCGCAAGGTCAAAGACTTTCGTCAGGCTGCCAAAGCCGCTAACTTCGGATTCCCAGGCGGCATGGGCCCGGCCCGCTTCGTCAAGGCCAAGAAGTCCGAGGGCTTTTCACTGTGTGCTGCTAGCGGCGACTTCGACGTGCCGTGCGGTCACTACAAGCAACTGCACGTGCCAAAGCAAGGCGCGGCGTTTAACGTGTGCTCGAACTGCCTCGAATTCGCTACGTTTTTGAAACAGGCGTGGTTGACTAAGTGGTGCGAGCTGCCAGCATACTTCGACTGGGTCAAGCGCAAGGGCTTGAAGGGCGACGTGCTAGAGCACTCGCCGGGCACGGGCTACCGACGCGCGGGGCTCTACTTTTCAAACGCGGCGAACCACCCGTTCCAGCACTTGGCTTCCATGGGCGCTAAGGAAGCGCTGTGGCGAATCACTCGGAAGGCTTTCTGTGAGCCAGATAGCCCACTGCACGGAGCCAGGCCCTCGCTGTTCATTCACGATGAAATTATATGCGAGCTGCCAGAGGCCAAAGCCAGCGAAGCTGCGAAGGCACAGGCCGAGGTCATGATTGAGTCTATGCGACTCTACGTGCCCGACGTGAAAATCTCGGCAGAGCCTGCGCTCATGCGGCGCTGGTACAAAGAGGCGGAAGCAGTATATACTGAGAAGGGGGAGCTAATACCATGGGAACCAAAGCGACTGAAGTAGACTTGCCTGAGACCTTAGAGCTTAGTGAGGTAACCTTAAAACGCGCCAGCCTTTTCAAAGCATATTATGTTTTTGTAAATCTTTATGGCCCTTGCGGCCTGGACATAAACGGTGACGGGCTTACCGTCCAGTGGGATGACTTGGCGCTCCCTCTTACAGTCGAAGACCTTAGGCGAATTCTGGAAATCTGCGAAAAACTGAAAGGCTAGAACCATGGGAACCAAAGCAACTGAAGTAGATTTGTATTATGGAGTGGCTGTTGATGGAGGTAGACAGTATGAAGTACTAGCACTGCTAGAGATTAGCCCCTGCCGACACACGTATTGGAGGGAGCCTCCCACCAAAATACCTGCAGGTACTGAGTTGCCTGGAGGAATTTTAGAAGTAGTATATAACATGATATATCGAAATGCCTGCCCAATGCGTACGGTTTCCCTTGACTATATCGGAGAACTGAACGACCTCGCTACTCATCTGAAAGCCGAGCGCTTCGCTGATAAATTCCTGGAGGCTTGCGAGCCACCGAAGCCAGTAGAAGCAATCAAGTACGACTCCTCGAAGCCTCGCATGGAATTGCTGCCGTTCGAGGCACTTGAAGAGGTCGCTAGGGCGCTCGCGTTCGGAGCTGAGAAATACGGGGACCATAACTGGCGTGGGGGCATGCAATGGTCCCGCTTGGTCGCCGCGCTTCTAAGGCACGTCTCAGCCTTTGTCAAGGGTGAGGACCGTGATTCTGAGAGTGGGCTCTCGCATTTGGCGCACGCGGCGTGCTGTACCTTGTTTTTGCTTTCGTACGTGATAACGTCGAAGGGTACCGATGACCGGTACAAAGGGGAAAATAAAAATGACTAGAGAGCTTTTCTATAACATCCTGGCTGTGTGCTTTATCTTTGATATTACCAAGTCCGTCGCTTCGGTTATTGTGGATGGGGCGATTGGGCTGGGTAGGCTCGTAATCGCAGAGGTAAAGGCTCGGAAAGGTATTGAATGAGTAAAATCACAACAAAAAGCCCACGCGATGTTTTAAACCAGCTAGAAAGCCAGGCCATAGTTATCAACCTAACTGTCCCGAGGCTTGCAGGACCGGTAGCTCAAAGAATTTTCGAGGCCAAAAAACTTGAGTTGTCTGTTTGGGAAGGATTTGAATTTCTGGCGCGTGCACAGTTGGAAATCGTTCGGCGCGGGGAGGGCTTCATGTGGGCGCTCGAAGGTTGGAATGCATGGGACATCACTCAAGATGCGCGAGCAGTTGATTTTCAAAACCAGTACGATGCGTTTATGGGGGACAAATGAGCGTAAACAAAAAATGTCTTGTGAGTCTTTTTGCAATGTACGCTTTTCTATACTCGCATAGATACATGGAGGGCGTCTTGGGCTTTATTGTTACCGGGCTTGCGGGAGCGGTTTACATTTGCGTATGGCAACTAGAGGGGGACAAATGAGCTACCTACTGATTATATTTCTGGTAACATCCTACAAAGAATCAATAGTTGAAATACGAGAGACGAATAGCCTTCAATCTTGCAAAAGTGAAGGCCGCGTAGCAGCAGCCGAGCTTTTCACTGAGACTCAGCGGGGCGAGTTCGTTTGCGTGAGGTATGATAAGAAAGCGCGTGCGCCATGAGACTAGTAGTAGTCGAAAGCCCCTACGCGGGCGACGTAGCAAGGAACCTTGAATACGCCCGCGCGGCTATGCTCGATTGCTTGCAAAGACAAGAGGCGCCCTTTGCGTCTCACCTGCTTTACACGCAAGTGTTGAACGATGACTCGCCCGTTGAACGCTGGCAAGGCATTCAGGCTGGAATCGAGTACCACAAGCGCGCGGACTGCGTAGTGTTCTATTTGGACCTTGGGCTTAGCGAGGGCATGACGCAAGCTATACTTAACGCCGCTCGCGAGGGCGTAGCTATGGAGTTTAGGTTTCTCGAAGGGTGGGGATGATGTTTGAACTATACGCGGTCGACCCTGGCAAGCTATCAGGCGTAGCAATCTTTCACAGGGGCTTTCTAGTTGAGGCCAGGCTGATAGAGATGAGCTACCTAGGCGACGCGCCTTTGATGAAAGAATTCGAAGCCGTCATCGAATTTCCGCGCGTCTACCCTCGCTCCAAGACAGACCCCAACGACTTGCTTAGCGTTGCCGCCATAGCGGGGGCCTTCGCCGCCGGCGCGGGGGATTACACGTTCATCTCCCCAGCAACTTGGAAGGGAAACGTCCCGCCTGAAGTCATGCTAGCTCGAATCATCAAGCGGCTAGAGCCCTCAGAGCGAAAAGTCATAGAAGGACTAGACGCATTCGAGGCAAAGCTCAATGAGAAGCTGGCGCAGAAAAAGCCAATCTATGCGAAGCTACACAATGTAATCGACGCGGTCGGCATTGGACTGTGGAAGCTGGGGAGGCTTTGATGGCTGAAACAAAAGAGTGCAAGAAGTGTGGACGGGAGTTTCCGCATAAAAGATTTTCGGTTGCTAGCGTAAAGCGCGGTAAGACCTACTACCGGAATGTGTGCATTACTTGTCGCAGACCGGAGCACACCCTCGTGACTTTCGACGCGAGGCCTACGGCGCCTATGCCAGAGCCCGCACCCATTCCCCTAACGGAAGTCTACGCGCCTGGCCCCGTATTCGGCGCATTCAAGGCCCCTCGCCGAATACTATTCGTACCAGACACCCACGTACCCTACCATGACAAGTTCGCTTGGATGCTGATGTTGAAGGCCGCGCGAATCTTCAAGCCAGACGAGGTGGTGGTGCTAGGAGACTTCGCAGACTTCTACTCAGTATCAGCTCATAGCAAGAATCCTAACCGCCGTAATGATTTGAAGTGGGAAGTAGACCAAGCAAGGGAATGCTTGAAAGATTTGCAAGCCCTGGGCGCCACACGAAACATCTTCGTATGCGGCAACCACGAAGAGCGACTTGAGCGCTATCTTTCAGACCGCGCGCCAGCGCTGTTCAACTCGGTGAAGGTTCCAGAGATTTTGGGGCTCACCGAGAGCGGCTGGCATTACTACCCATACCGCGAGCAATACAAGCTGGGCAAGCTGCACATCACTCACGACACCGGCCCGTGCGGCCAAAACGCCCACCGTCAAAGCTCGGCTACGTTCCAGGGCAGCGCGGTCATCGGGCACACTCACAGGATGGAGCTGTCAGTGATGGGTAGCGCCGATGGCCCGCCGCAAGTCGCCGCTATGTTTGGCTGGCTGGGCGACTTCGAGCAAGTGGACTACCTTCACAAAACGAAGGTGAAGCGCGACTGGGTTCACGGGTTTGGCATTGGATACCATGACACCGGGACCGGCGCGGTATTCTTACAGCCCATCCCGATTTTCAATCGAATGTGTTGCGTCAACGGCGAAATCGTGCGAGTATAAATTAACCGTCCCCCACGGCTAGACTTCGGTCCGCCCCGCGCTTCAAACGCGGGGTGTTTTCTTTTTAGAAGCTAGCGCCCAAAGACACGCCCAAGTCGCCGTTCGTGTTCGCGTACCCGCCCAGGTAAATCGGGCCCAAGACGCGGCGCTGAACGTGCGCGCCTACGCCTATTACGCCCAGGTCGTACATCTGTGAGATGGGCTGGCCGAACGTCAAAACGCGCCGGTGGTTTACTGTGCCTAGCACAGACACCTGCCAATTAGGGCGCTTGGTTTCTGTGATTGTCACGCGCTCGACTTGTTTTTTCTCGTCTGTGTCTTTACTCCGGTCGGTTACCGAGTCATCGGTAGTCACCTCGACGACCTTCTGTGAGCCGTCTGGCTTGGTCTCGGTGACTTTCTCGGTTCGTACCTTAGCCCGCTTACGTTCCACTTCCACCGTCTTGGTCTCAACGCGCACTACCTCGCGCGTTTCAACTTTGGTTGGCGACGTGTAGCGGCCAGCTGCAAAGCTAAGTCCCAAGCACAGCGCGAGCCCTAGCGTAATATTTATCGCGGTCGGCTTTACCATTGTAACCCCCGTTTATTTTCTTGGTGATTGCGTCGAAGTTGCCAGCGTCTGCCAGCGCGTTCAGCTTGTTTTGCTGCCAGTAAAGCCCCGCGATTCTTAGGCCTATGTTAGGCGTGGAGGCTTGCTCTGGCGAGCCCTCTAGGTCCAAGCCCAAGAGCTTGCCATACTTGGCATAGTTCGCTCGCCCTGTGAGCTGTATTGGTCCGCGGCCCTTGTAGCGCTTGCCATCACCTGGCTTGACGTTGCCCAAGTCTTTGCGGCCCTCGTAAGCCTCACCGCTGGCAATCTCTTCAAGCCAGCGGAATTCCCCAGACTCATGCGCCAACTGCGCCAAGAAGGCAGCCATGCGTGCAGGCGTGTTAATCTCGAACTCTACACCCACGCTCGTAATCAAGTCAGCCCACGAGGCGGGGGCCTTGCACTTGGGCATGATTTTCGCGAGGGCCTCAGCGCTTAATTTTAACATGGACCAGCTCCAACTCTTCTAGCTTTTTCAGCACCTCGTCTAAGCGGCGCGAGCTTTCGCTCAGGCTCAGGCGAGTGGCCTTAGCTGCTGGCGGGCAGCGGTCTTTCTTCGGGATTTGGAAAGCCCTGACAAGTCTTTGAAAAAGTGTTTCAATCATCGCGGCCTCGCTTCATGAGTTCCATGGACATTCTTTCCAGCGCGGCAATCGCGTCGGTTAACTTACTGGCGAGGGGTGCGATTTGCATGACCGTCTCGAGATGCGCTTTCTCACGCTCGCGGCTTTCCCGGTACATATAGCCCAGCGCCAACAACGCAATGCCCAGCAAAGCCGCGCTCGGCGACTCGCTGAGAGACTTAACGAGTGTTTCAAAGCCTTCCATTATACTGTAATCGAGTAGCTTACCAGCGGCTGGAATACTACAAAAGAGAATCTTGCTGTGCCCAGGGCAGTCAAAGAATTCAAGTCAGTGCTGAGCTGCTCCGCAGTATTTCCTGAAAGGTCTACGTAGAACCGCTCAAAAGCTATAGCAAATCCCGCAGTTGTTTTTGCGGCAATCCGAGGCCTGTAGATTGTAAAGTTTGAAGCGGGCGTGGTCGTCATGCTGGTGATGAGAGGCATGTCCAGCAGTACTTCATAGCTTGTGCCAAAGGATGTGAAGTTCGAATCGAAGGTCACCTGTATAAAACCTACGCCGCCGGAGGTGCCCGTCGACAAGGAACAAGCATACATACTCTCCTCTGAAACTACTCCTCCAGAAATCGTTCCAGAGCCCCTGAACTTCACAGTGTTGCCTGTGGTAACGGCTGTCGGGTCTTCTGATAAAGAGGCGGTAGTCTCTCTGAATGTAAAGATGTTGGCACCTGCTACGTTAAAAAGCTGGGTAGCAGTCCAAGTCAAAGCCTCTGACGTGAGATTCTTGAGGTAGTCACACCAGAGGTAAATCGTATTGAAAAGCCAGTTGTGCGTCTGCGCCGCTGGCTTTTCGCCCGCGACGAAGCCCTCGTCTTTCTTATCTTCAGTGGGCTCGGTGGTGGTGCCTACGTCGGTCGACCATCTGGGGAGGTCTGTGGGTTGTGCCATATTGAACTCCTATGCCTTCACTATACCAGCGTACTCACCTTCGTCATAGCCCAAACCGGGGCCTGTATCGAAGCAAAATGTGTTGGCGTCGTCGGTCGTCTGCCAGAACACGAAACCAGAAACGCCCGCCGCTCTGGCCTGCCTAACTATCGCGCCGGTTTCGATGGGCGAGTCGAGCTCAACCGAGTCCATATACGCCGTGAAAGCTGCCTCACCTACGTCTAAGACGCGCGGCTCTGCACCCGGAATCATCGCGCGAAGTACCAGCCGAATGCGCTCGGCTTCGCCGCTGGTATTGAGTAGGAGGGACTGGCCTTTCAGCACAATGCGGTAGTCTACGTCAGCGCGGCCTTTGCGCGACACGCCGAATAGCTTGCCCAGCAAATCCAGAGCGTCGCCTTCCATCAGGTCTATGTCTTTAAGAAAGCCCAGGTCGAACAGCGCGTTTTCAAGCTCTTGGACCTCGGCTATGAAAGCACTGACCAACACCTTGAAGTCGGTAGCGTCTTTGAACTGCGCCGGAAGCCTCTCTAGCGCCTCCGCCACATAGTCAGTCTTCAGGTTAATCACGGAATGTCTCCGGTGACGGTTGAAGTAGTGATGGTGATGTTGCTCGTTGAGACGTTGACGTACTCGTCGTAGTCTGCGACGAGGTTGGTAGCTGAGCCGTTTATTGTGCAAGTTGTGACATCAATGACACCCTCAACTGAGAAGCACGTCTTGATGACTTGGTTGCGCACGAGGTCATAGCCAACTGGCAGTGCCTGCGACAAGTCGGAGATTGCTTGCTTCACTGCGGCAATGTTCGTTGAGGAGGCCTCTGCGAACTTCTCTGTGACGCTGAGAGCAATGACCAGCGTCGGGCTGATGAGCGTTGCGTCGGTGAACTTAATCTCGTGCTCTACGCCCGCAGCGTCCTCTACCGTGACAGTCTCGTCACCATGTGTCTGTATGCCAGCTGCCTTAGAGCCTTGAATTGCTGCGGCGACTTCAGCATCAGTAGCTGCTACGGTTCGTCTAAGGATGACTTCGATTGAGTGCGGGGGTATGCCGTTGGCATCAGTTGCGTCTGTATCATTCTCAAGCACCAACGCGTAGATTACGCCAGTTACGTCTGTAAGCGCTCGCTTGATTGCGACCAACGTGGAATTGCCTGAGGCCCTAAGTTCAAGCTCGCGACGCACGCGCAATTCCGAATCGGTCTCTATTGCGGTGCCTAGTACACTGTGGTCAGCTGCGTTGGTCACCGAAGCCCAGCCGGATACTGCAGTGTTAATCGTTGTAACTGTGCCAGCGTAAGCCGGGATTACGCCAGCAACTTGCGCCTCGGCTTCCACTGTGACGGTACCCCCGCCGCCAATCGTAGCGTCTGCCAGCGTGACGAACCGGTCAGCTGTGCCTGTGACTGTCACAATGCGCCCGGCTGGAACTAAGGTAGCAGGGGTGCCCGTCAGCGTAAGCGTGACTTGAGTCTTAGTAGCTGCCTTGCGAAGCGTACCCGTGATGCCAGCAATGCGGTCTAGCGCGTTAGCGTCTGCAGAATCGGGGTCATTCGAAAGGTAGACTTGATGGGCTTGGTCCCACACGTCTGCCAGCGCCGCAGAAAATACTCCGATAAGTACGCCCAGCGCCGCAGGGGCTTCTGTCTTAATCTGCGCGCCCCAAACCCCGCGCAAGCGAGCGGCGATGTCTTCTTGAATATCTTCGACGGTTTTTGGGTTGAAGCCTGTGGGCGTAATTCCGAAAGTCATAAGAGTGCCCCTGTGTCAATGGCTGATTCAATCAATTCGCCCCAGTCTGTGCGCGCCTTAAAGTCGATGCGCCCTTCGCGGGATTCTCTATTGAGCGTGAACTTCAAGCTGTCAATCTCGGCTATGCCTGGGCATGCAAGTATGGCAGAGCGGAACACCGTTTCAATTAGCGTGACGCTGGGCCGTTTAACGAATATCTGTTGAAAATACGGCACGCCTATTTGCTCGTCTAAGAACCACTCGCCCAGAAAAGTCTTGAGAGTTAGGGAGAGTTGCTGCTGAATGGCTGGCAGGCCTTTGACCAGCAGGATGTCGCCGTTGCTAAAAATCAAGTCGTTGGTTGAGAGGTTGAGTTGCAAGTCTTGCGGCAAGGTCTCTGCCAACTCGCGTGCGATTTGTTGGTCTGAAAGGTTCGCCATTATTTCACCTCAGCAGCTGAGTTGATAGCATCCTGGGCGGCGGCTCGAACTCCCGGACTGGGGTCGGATTCAGAAATGGCCTGTACGGTTTGCCTGATCTCCAGGCTGTTCTCGAGGTGCCATCTGAGGCCCAAAACGGCCCCCTCTCGGACGACCGCTTCTGACGATTTTGCTAGCTGGAGTAAGAGCTGTTGAGAAATAGACAGGTCGACTCGCCCCAGGTATTCAGCCGCAAAAGTCAAAAGTGTTGGCTTGTCCCGCAATTCGTCGATCACTTCAACGAGGCGCTGTGGATTGCGTTGTGCGAGGTATTCGAACTCCGCTTCGCAATGGCGCTCAAAATGTGAATAATTTACCATTATTTCACCTTTACGATGGTGGAGAGGGCCGCGTTTATGAGCGGCGTTACCGTGCTAGTGTAAGCAGTCGTGAAAGCGCTAGCTATAGCGGGCGTTCCAGGCGCGCCTACTGCAGTGGCTATCGCGGTCGCAAGGCTGTCTAGCGATGCCTTTAGGTTTTGACCTAGCACCGCGCTCTGAGTCGCCGTCTCATTCTCAGCAACCCCCAAGTGCACGCTGCCCGTACGAACCGAAATACCTGGCCCGCCTACCTTGCCGAACCTGGCGCCGCTGGCTTCGAACTCACTGAGGGCTGCCGAGCTGCTACGCACGCCCAGAATCGCGCAACAGTCCGTCAAGTCATGCGTGCGCGCTATGCCGGGGTCCACCGGATTGCTGGGCGCTTTATGCCAGTTGTCGATAGCCCGGTCGGAGACGACCAGCCAGCAAGGCGTGCCCGCGTTTACTGGGAATGTCACAACGTACCCGCCAGCGCCAGGGAATTGCACGGGGACATCTTCGACCATCGGCAAATCCAACGTAACCCGCTCGCCGTCGATTTCTTTCACGTCTTTCAAGAGCGGCTGAACGGTCGCAGTCTGAGTTGCCGAGTCAAAGCTCACAATCTTCGCCGGGATTGAAACGCGCAACGAAGCCGAGGCCGATTGCGTCGCGGCAAGCACTACGTCAGCGAGTGAGATTTGCCGTGTCACTTGGAGACCACCTCGAGCTTAGAATACCATGCACCGCCGTGGGTGTCGCCCTCGAGTTCACAGGATTGAATGCGAAACGTACCCTTGATTGCAAGGCTATCCAGCGCGACCATTTGCCCGGGGTACAGCAAGGGGTTCATGAGCGCTTTGACTGAGATGGTGGGCTTTTTCTTGGAGTCCTCTGGGTTGTTGTGGACTGGGCTTCCAATCAAGCCAGTCTCCGCAGAGAGCTTGACAATCTGGCTCGTCGCGCCTTGCTGGCCATAGGTGAAAGTCAGCTGATTCTTTTGAACTGACCAGTCCCAGCCTAACGTATCGCAAACGTCGGTGAGCTTGCTGGCAACGCTGCCGATTATCGCATAGCCGCTGGCGTACTTGCGAAAGTTGTCTTTTCGCTCGAAGGTTTTGAGGGCGTAGTCCAAGTTGCCGCGCGACACGCCCAGCTTGCCGAACTCTTCAGCCAGCGCGCGCACGACGGTGTCAACCTCGGTGTTTTTTGAAAACGAGAGGCTGACGTACGCTTGGCGCCATGCTTTCTCACCGTCGCCTACTGACAGCGTCGTGACCCAATCCGCGCCCTTTAACTCGTGGTTAACGTCCCGCGCCGTTCCAGCAAACACCACGCCGTTGTTGGCTTTGTACCCGCCAATCAACTCGACCTTCAGCTTGCCACGTTGCAGCTTGCTGCGCGTGGCGGGGGCCAGGTTGTAGACTTCAATCTCTGCGGTGTTCGGCGCTTTCAGCAAACTGGCCTTAGAAGAGACTACGACTCGAAAGCCTTTGACTGAGCTGCGCTCGCCGTTGGCCTCGTCATAGATTACAAGCTCGCAATAGCGTTCGAAGTAGTTTGCATCAACCATCGTCGTACACCAGTTTGTAGCGAACCTGCAATTCACCGAGCTTTGGCGAGCTATCCCCCGCCGTGTCAATCAAGTAAAAGCTGCCCTTGGGCTTGCGAGGGTGCTGGTATCGAAAGCCGATTGGCAAGCCAGTTCGCAGGCCAACGCCGGTATAGATGTCGTCGCCGTCCGCAGTAGCAAGGGACATTGACCAACTGTTCCCACGGTGGGACCAATAGAAGCTAAGCCGGTAGTTATCACCGTCGATGGGAATTTCGAGGGAGAAATAGGGCTGTGTTGGGTCTAGTGGGATGGTGAACATTACTTGCCCAGTAGTGAAAGGATTAGAGATTTGCGCTTAGCCACCTGCTCTGCTTCTGAGGGAGTCGTTTCCTGTGGCGACTGAGTGCCCAAGTCTTTCTTGGGCTTCGCTTGCTGAATTTTTGGTTTCTTGTAGCGCTCAACTGCCAGCGCGGCGAACTGTACCTCTCGCAAGGTCACCGTGATTTTGGTGGCGTCTAGCAAGTTGGAGCCGAGCGTAGGCGTGACACTGAGTATAACCATGTTCTTCAGTGGGCCGAACTTGTAGAGCACTTCGAGCGGCGTGCCAGTGACACTTAACCATTCAAGCTCTTGTACAAACTGAACATGACGTCCTGGAGCACCTGCACTATTAGAGATATCAATTGCGTTAGCGACAGTAGTACTAACTTCGTTGCCAAAAACGCCATCAGCAAGGGAGTCATTGTACAGACCGTCAAAAAGAGTAGCACCGCCTGAATTCGCGAAGGGGAAGTCGGTTTGGAGTATTTCAAGTTGAAGCTCCTTTGGCTTTCGAATCACATGGTCCACTACCGAGCTGCGTTGCTCGATTGGGTGTGCAGGCAACTCAATCATGGCGCTAGGCGTGGCAGAGATAAGGCAGTCTACGCCAAGCAACCGGTAGTTACCATCCGCGCCAAGGTACTTGAAAACTAGAGCGCTCATTTTACCGCCGAATATGCCGCGCGAGTCTCGCGGTTAATCGCGTCAATCACAGCCTCGGCACTCTGGCCAGGGGCTTGGTTGACTACGATTGATTGATTGACAGTGCTGTTACTGGTAGCGCCTGAGACTGCCGGCGCCGCCGCGGCGGTCGAGGCGTTCAAGTTAGCTACCGCAGACTGCGCCCCGCTCAATGCCAGCGAAGCCCCAGCGCCAAAGCCAGTTGCCCCAAGCAAGGCGTTGGCAATCGGCAGCAACGCGCCAAGTTTGGATTGGAGCCACTCAATCGGGCCCTTCAAGAAATTAACTATCGAGTTGCCCAGGTTTTTCCAGCGCTCTGGATTCGTCAAGTCGAACAGCACCGCGAGTGCATCTTGCAACACCCGGGTGAAGCTCCCCATCGAAGCGCTGCCAGAATCAGCCCACTCCACCAGTCGCCAGATGAGAGAGTCGCCGCCTTGAATGGTCGTGAAAATCTCGTCGAGTATTAGAACGATTGCAGCGAGCGGCAATGCTACGGTTGTTGCGGTAACTGCGAAGGCTGTCATCGCCGGAATCAACGTAGAGCCAATCAAAGCGGACACTGCGAAGATTGCAGCTGGCAAGGCATTGAGCCCGATAATCAAAGCCGTGAAAGCCACTGGCAAGGCGATTTGCTTCAGCACTGCGGCGAACACTTGCCAGCGCGTGGTTGCTTCAAGCAAGTATCTTACAAGCTTGTCAGCGAAAGGTAGGAATTTGCTGGCTACCAGCTTGAATAGCGAGCCGAAGCGCGTTCGCAATCGGTCCAGTTGGTCGTTGAAATCGCTTGCGGCCTGCGCTTGCTCGGCTGTAATAACCCCGCCAAACTTCGCGGCTTCTTTGCGCAGCTCGTTTATACCTGCCGAGCCCTTGCTGAGGAACGGAATGAGTGCGCGACCTTGCTTGCCAAATGCCGCCGTAGCAATCGCAGCTTTATTGATTTGGTTATCTGCCTTGGCTACGCGGTCCGCTACGCTGAGCAATACCTTGTCTACCGTTTCAAGCTCGCCGTTGGAGTTGCGCACTTGAATGCCGAACTTGGCGAACTCTTTGACTGCCTCTTCACTGCCAGCTGCTACTGCGGCTAGGCGTTGCTGCATCATACCGAGCGCATCTGTCAACTGCTCACTATTGCTGCCAGAAAGCTGTGCTGCGTATTGCAAGGCGCTGAGTGCGTCCGCTGTAATGCCGAGCTGCTCAGCCCGGTCGCCCAGCGCGTCCATAGCATTGATGGTGTCTTGAAACGCCGCTACTGCCTTGCTGGCAACGAACGCACCAACCAAACCCTTGGCCAAGCCAATGAGGCTATTCAGCCCGCTCTCGGCTTTCTTGAATTGCCCCATGTTGACGTCGAAGCCAAGGGTGGCAACCAATTCTGCGACGGTAATGCTCACTTCTTATCCCTCGCAAGTGTGGCGCGTTCAACTTCTACTTTAGCAAGCAACAGGTCAGTAAGCGACAAGGCATCTTCAAAGCTGTAGTAAGTCTCTACCTCTTCAAGCGTAGCCACGCCCTCTAACACGAGCCTAAGCACGAAAGAATCAGGCCTCTCTAGGACCTCGCGATAGTACCTGGGAATACGGGGCAGCTCACCCGAGGCTTGCGGCCTTAGGTGAGCTTTCGAAAAAACTCTGGGTAGTTCAGTCTGACGGCTTCGAGCAAAATCTTGTATGCCTCGAGAGCGTGGCCCGTAAGTGCCATGTCCAACGCTTCCGAGCTGGCAGCCGCAAGTACTTTATTGCCGTCATCTTTAGTGTACTCAACTGTACCGCCTTCGCAGAACTTCACCAGCAAGTCCCATGACTCGCTCGCTGGCAGCCCTGAAAGCGCCTTGCCAGCACCGGCCACGTCGCCTGATTGAATCGCGCCGAATACCGGAGCAATCACACCGGCAATGCGTTGGGCCATAATGGCAGCCGAGCGAGCGCCCATGCCAACCAAGTTTACCTTGACTTCACCCTTTTCAGCCTGAAATGTATAGCTAGTTGTTTGTCTTGCCATGGTTGTTCCCCTTGCTGGCAATATACCAAAAAGAAGAGCGGCCAGCTAGACCGCTCTCCCTCGAACTATCCGGTATTCCCGGTAGGTTCGAACTATTCGATAGTATCGACTAGTTGCCGCCTACAAATATCTCAGCGCGGGCCAGTTTGATGACCCACTCACGGTTGGTTATTTCTTTTCCTAGGTCGATTTGAGCCATGTTCTCGATGTAGCAATCCGTAGCAGCTGCCGCGGTGCGGCCCGAGGCGTCGAGCACCGTCACGATGCCTATACCGTTCTTCAGGCCAGTCATGTGAGCCTGCATCAGACCGGACAGTACATCATTCGACGCGGAGGTTTGTTGCAGCGTGATTGTCAGAGTTGCCAGCTTAGAAGCATTTCGCGCAATCGCAACGCTCCCGCCTTGGCCAACCGAGGTGCTAAACCGAGGCTCATCGTAAGCAAGGGTTATTGCGGTGCCGTCCGCGAAGCCAGAGATGGCAACGCCGTCTACCAACACAAGAGCTTTTTCAGGGTCATAAGTTAACATAGTCATATTTCAATCTCCTTAGAAGCTCAGCGTGCCACGAATGACAACCTTGTGAATCGCGCCCGCCACCCGCGCCGTCCAGTAAACGGTCCGAAGGATGCGAGCCTCTCGGTCGTCTGCGGAAGTTTCAGAAATCTTCGGCACGGTGATTGTGAACTGTGTAAGCGGGTCAAGTACGTTTGCTTGCTGGCCTTTGATGAGCGAGCCGCGCAAAGCCGAGGCAGCCTGAGCAATGCCCGCGTCTGTGTAGGGGACCTTTGGCAAGCGAGCCAAAAGCGAAGCCATGTCGGTGGTAATAGTTGAATCAAGCCAATCCAAGTCGCGCCTAAAGTCAATGAAGCGATTGGCTTTAGAGGTGGTCCCTTCAAGCAATGCTTTCTGGCCTGAGACGTCTTGGTAGATGTTGCAATTCTTTGCGAGTGCGTAGCCCGCTTGTGTGTCAGTCAGCATATAAGTGCTAACCCCAGCCAGGGCTTTGAACTTCATCGTAAGCGCGCCAGGGTCGCTTGCCAAAAGAACGCCAGCCATTGCCGCGCCAGCGTACTGAGATGCGCGTGGGTGGAAGATGAGGCCCGAGCGCTCGTTATCCAGGCCTTCCAAGTCCGAAGCGATGTCCGAAGTGGAGCTTGTGATGATTGCAGTTTCTTGCGAAGCTGCCAGCATCAGTTTTTTATTCGAAAGCGCCCAAGCTGCCAGCGCGTTCAACTCAGCTTCCGAGGCCGTGGTTGGCGTGACGGTGTACCAGCTTTGGTCTGCGTTCAGAATCGCCGCCATGTCCGTAGCAATGCCAGGGTCCGCATGATTCACTGCGACGCTGAGCAAGCTCAAGTCATCCATGGTGTTGTCCACTTCTACGCGATTGCCAGCGGAGCTAGCAACCAGTCGAATGAAGGTAGTCTGGTCTGTGACAGTAACGCCGGAGACCGTGCCGATTGCTGCGACAAGGCCCGGGCAAATCTCAGCGACCGTAGCCGACGAGTCGGAAGCGTAGGTGAACTCAGTGCCGTTCACTGCCAGCTTGTAGGTCGTCGAGTTCGCAGCGGTCGGAGTGACTTCTACTTTAGTTGTTGGAGCGAGCGCCAACCGGCCAACTGCCACAGAAGCAACCGTCGGCGATTGCGCGAAAATCGCAGCAACGGCTTTGTAGATTGAGTCTGTAGTAGCGAAGCCGTCAGACACAAGGCCAGACAACGAGCTGTAAGAGCGGACGCGGTCCGCGTTTTTAGTGTGATAGCCGACAACCAGAGGCTTCGAGAACGAAGGCTTCTGAATTGACGAACTCTCAATCGAGATAGTCGAGTCAACGAAGTTTGTTATTGCAACCATTATTCACCTCACGTATACGTGCCACTGGTCTCAACGCTTGCTACGTAATCAAGCGTTTCCTGGCTAAAGTCGCGCAACCTAAAGCGAAGCTCCAAGATGCTGCGGTTTTCCCAAGAGGAGTCGAAAAGAACCGGCGCCACTGAGATGCTGCCCCGGTCAATCAAAGCTATGTTTGCGGCGTCGAAGTATTGCTTGACTCGCTCGGCTGAAAGCGCGTTCTGAGTCTCAGCAAGTATCGCCCGAGTTGCGTAGGAGCCCGCGTTGGATTTCCCGTAACATACCAAACGAACTAAAAGCTCGCGATTGTACAAGTATGTTGCTACTATTTTGCCACGGCTAGAGTCATATACTTGCTCTACCTCGGCACGAGGTGCAGTCAGCTGGTCCGACGCAATGTGCATCGCAATGAAAGGCTTGTCAGTAGGACGCACGCCGTCGTGGTAGTCCCAGAAAACTTGGTTCAGGTCTAGACCGCTGGCAGCGCGAATAGCCTTTGCAATGGCACCGTCAACGGCTTCCCAGCTCATGGCACACTCCCCGTGACGAGAGACTCACGCAAGTCGCGCACTAAGCGGCACATTGCCTTTATGTAGTTGCCATGAAAATTCTTTCGGTCACCGAACCCATAAATCTGCAGATTGCCCAAGTCAGGAACAACTATGAAGTCGCCGGTTCCTATAGGCGACTCTAGCAGAAACACGGTGAATAAGTCCCTAGCGTGCGCGCCCTCGGGAGCCTGCAAAAGCTCCGAGCCCCCAGTAGGCTGTACAACCGCGTCGAAAGTGCCCGCGCTCGCCGCGGGATTCTCGCGAATGCGTCCGTTATCGTCCACGGACTGCGGTTGCAAGCGAAGCACTTCCACTGAGTGGGTTTTCAGGCTGGTTATTGTTTTGCCAAGGTCTATCACTTTACACCTCGCTTCAGTACGGCCCACGTGATGGCCTGCACCATACGGCCCGTGTCAACCAAAGTCCGAATCATGCCAGCCCTGCGGTTACCGTCTGCCTCGTTTTTTGAATTCGAGAAAGCCAGCGCAATCTTTCGCTTCGTAACACTCTCGGAGTTGGGCGGAGGAATCGGCGCGCCGCGAGTGATAAAGTTTTTAACGTCTACCGAAGCCACCAGGGCCAGCGCCTGAAAGCCAGAGACGAACGCGGCTTGCCCCGCCATCGTAGGATTTACAATCAACTTTCTGAGCAAGCCTCGCATGCGCTCGAAATACTTTTTTTCGTTTAGCTTAGCCGAGGGTGCCAAGAAAGGGCGCGCTGGTTGGCTGCGAGTACCGAACTCGTTTGCCGCACCTACTTCAGCATTTGTCACGCCTTCGGTGGAAGCATCATTCCCAAGCAACCCGAACTTTGCGTAATGCTTGCGAGCCATAGCAAGATTATGCTGAATGGATACCAGCGAACGGGTGTCGACGGTCAACTTGCCTTTTGGCTTGATAGTCATCCGACCACCAACGCGACCGGGCCCTGCATTTTCATAAGCTGGGCGTAGATGATGCCATACTTGGTAAGCTGAAGGCCCATGAGAATAGTTCCAGCGCTTGCGCCTACGAACATTCCAGAACCGCCAGCGGCATAGGTGGTAGAGACCTCGCCAACCGTCTGAGAGCTAACAGGCCCCGAGCCTTGGTTGGCCGAGCTGGTGCCACTGTTTGCTTCGGCCTGCTGTGAAACGGTAAGTAAGTGGGCCGTGAGATACGAGCCCATGTACTGGTCATCGTTAATCTGAGAAGCCATCGAGATGAAAAAGTCAAAGACTCCGCCATCGGGCACAGCCGAAAGCTCGGGCGCAATCTTGATGACATCTGCTCGCGTGACTGCCATGTGAGTACTATACGAAAAAAGGCGAGGCCTTGCGACCTCGCCTAGAGTTTACTTGTCAGTCAATTAGGCTGCGTCGAAGTACAGGATACCTATTGGCGCGCGAAGCACAATGCCGCCGGTAAAAGAGTACATCGAGACTTGCTGTACGAAGTTAGGGCTGTGCGGAGCTGGGGCAGCTGGCGTGGTAAACATGCCAGAGTACAGACCTTGAACAATTTCAGGATTGTTGTTGTACACAATCATGCGCCGTTTGTTCAAGCTACCGCCGGCTAGCTCAAGACCGAACACAGGCAGCACAGTCACACCAGGGCGCGCGGCCTGAAAGATTTGCAACGCGGTGGCGCCGTCAATCGAGTCACGCTTGCGCGAAGCGACTTGATAATCAGCAAGCGAGACCAGCAAGTGATTAGGGTCAAGTACTGACACGCCCTTAGCACTTACTTTGACGGTATCGACCGCGGCAATCATGAAGTCCGCAATCTCAGCTGCGGTTGAGCTGGAGAATACGATGAGTGCAGTACCTGAAATGGTAACCGAGCCGTGGTTAAGCAAGCCTTTAGTGCCAGTTACCGAGTTGCTGTAAAGCAACGAAGTATTCTGAGCCTCTGCGTTTGCGCGAGCAGTTGCTTGCAATTTCAAAACGTCAACGCCGCGTCTAACTTCTTGCATGTCGAAGTCAGCGGCGTTGATAAGAGGATGAATGTTAAAACTCTCCTTCTCAGCGAAAGCGCCTGAGAGTGGAGCATTTGCCCGGAAGCTCATGGCAGCGTCGCCGCCACCAACGAGCGTTTGCTTTTCCCAGGTGTATACACTCTGCGCCTCGTAGTCCATCTGAATGGGCGAGACCAGAGCTTTTGCTTGCAATGATTGCAAGTAGCTCTGATAGATTTTGTCGTCGTAGTTCTGGAGTTGGTTGTTGAGGAGGAGTGTGTCAGCGTCTGTAATAAAACGGCTCATATGTTATTCCTTAGGCGAGAGAAACTTGAAGCACGCATGCGGTAGACGTGCCACCGTTGCCCATCCATTTGCCAATCAGCACGTTGTCGGTTGAGGTTTTGCCAATTGCGCCAGTGAGAGGGTCGGCATAGGCCAACTCGCCAGGGGCGACAGTCTCGGAAGGCGTGACCCAAATCTTGCCAGAGGTTAGAATTGCTACAGGCTTCCCAGCATCGTGCTGGTCCGAACCGAGACCGTTGTCGAAAATCAAAACGCCCAAAATCTTGTCAGCCGCGTTATTGGGAACGCTAACTTTAAGAACTGGTGAGGCGCCCGAAGTAGTATCAATCGCAACTGCCTTGCCCGCAGTAAGTGCAACCGAAGCGATAGCGGATTCAACGTTGGTTACTTGCGTGTATGCAAGCATGCCGTCTCGGCCGCCCGCAATCGAAGTAGCTACTGAAGTTTGTGGAGCTGCCATGGTTATTCTCTCCCGTAAGTGTCACGAAGGTATTTAGCTCGGACCGATTCCGAGTCTTTCTTAGTCTCAACTTTGCTAACTGAGTACTTCTCTTTTTTGCCAGCCTCTTCAACCGCGATGTCAAAGCGGGCCTTAATATAGGCCTCTTCTTTTTCTTTCACATCGAGTTTGACAGCTGCTGCCATGACTTCGAGGTCCGAGCCATCGAACTTAGTCAAGCCAAGCTCGGCAGCCTTTCGCTCAAGTTCCCGACGAGCTGCAACTTTCTTTGCAAAGGATTCAGGCGAAGCATCAGCTTTCAGCTGCGCAATCTCAGTCTCAAGGGATTTGATTCGGTCGTTTGAAGCGTCAAGCCGAGCCTGAACCTGAGGCACAACGCCCTCGGAAAGCTCAACCTCGATACCATCGAGTATGATTTTCATTTTTGGTTTCTCCTGTACAGGGGCCGGTGCGACCGGTTCCGCGGCAATATCCGCGAAAGTCAAAGACTCCGAGACTGCATCGTCCGAGTCTAAAAGCAAGCGAGCACGCGGGCCAGCGCGGCCCTTAGCGACCAAGGCGACGTGGTTACCTTGAATATTTCTTTGTATTGCATCGTACTTGTGTTCGCTGCCGTCTGGCGCGGTCCAAGTACCTGAGGCAATCTCGACATCTGCGAAGTAACCGCAGCTAAGCTCTTGCTTGCCTTTTTCAATCGCGGCAATCGTATCTTTGTGCGTGACGAGCACGTCAGCTACCAGCAAGTCACCATCTTGGCGCACGTTCATGATGACGCCTACGCCGTAGGTCTTGGCATTCGAAGCATCTACGGGCACGTTAGGATGGTCATCTGTGAGTACGGTATCGCTGAAAGTAGACATGGCATCGGCCTTGAAAACCTCTTCAGGCATACGCAATTCGCGCACGAGTGAACCGTCCGCCTTCCGGTAGTTGAATACGCCAACCCGCGAAAGTGCGCCAGTGGCTTTAAGGAACCCGTTTGAGTTCTTGGCTTTTACATCGAGGTGCAGATTTCCAGTTCGTAAAACTTTCACAGAATAATACTCCCACAAAAAGTCAAGCCCTGCGACACGTCACAAACCGGCAGCGAAGTCTGCCATCGCGGTTCCGCTTGGAGTTATCTCGCCATCTGGCTTTACCATCCAATAACCTCGGACCATTTCGGGAAGTACCGAGGTTTCGTTGTCAAACACTTGCCAGAAAACAAACCAGCGAACACCATTGGCTTCCGCAACGTCTCGCACCACTTCAAGCATTGCCGCTGGCGAGTATCCTACGCCACCGTTGCCTACCAGCATTTCATTCTCGGGAAAGCCGACCTCACCTATCTGAATTTGACTGCACGGGAACGCTCGCCTGATTTGTTTCAAAGCGTTTCCGAAGTCACGCTCGCACGCCGCCTGCCAAGCTGCGAAGTTTGCACCATAGCCCAAGTCGGCAATGGTCGAGTCGTACGCTGAATAGGACACAATGTCTGGCTGTAGACGCGCGGCGATGTCGGTAATAATTCGCCGGCGATGGGGCCTACTGAAGGCGTCGGTCACTCGGTTCACTTCTACGGCGTTCAGCACGCGCACGTTTGAAAACCCACCCGCTTGACGAGCGTCCGTAACAGCTTTCTGTCTCACCGCAAGAAACGCCGCGTAGAAGTCGACATAGCGACGGTCTATGTTCGTGTCCTCTACAAACTGGTCGCCGAAAGCCCAATCGCCTTCCCAGTTTTGTATGATGAACGTTTTACCTGAGTTGTCGTACTTGTTAAGTATGTGCCTAGCCAGCGCGTATATTTCGTTGTACTCCGCCGCCAGCCGCGTGTTCGTAGGTTCTACTCTCCACCAGTTTGTAGTGCCGTTAGCGAAGGTAAAGGCTGTTATTATAACAGTGTCCCAATCCCAACTAAGCACATCAATAACCTCAGTGGTTTGGATGAGCTCACTTAAGTTCGTGGGTGTTGAGCTCCATGAGCTTTGCAGCGGGTAATCCGTCAAGTAGTCTTTGGTAAGGTAAATCTTCAGCGTGCGAAGCCCTAAAGCTGATATTGCTTTGCAGGCTTGACTGAACTGGGCATCGCCACCGCTTGGCACGGTGTACAGGCCTTTTACCCCGTTGACTGCCCCGTACTTTGTGGCATCCATTACAGCACCCGTACAAAGTTCTTGCCGCCCGCGCCGTTGCGAGACCAGAACACCGCGCAAGTACCAGC